TGGCTCCATACATCATGATGGTGGACGATTTGGAGAGTAGGGTCATTGGCTTGTATCGCAATTGGGAAGAGGGCGATGACACCATGACCAAGTTGGATTGGATGGTGGAGTTCAAGTTCATTCCATGGCGTGGAGCCTATGCTGTGGGCTTGCCGCACCTCATTGGTGGGCTTGCCGCCGCTTTGACAGGCTCTCTTAGGGCTTTGTTGGACTCGGCGCACATCAACAACAGCGCAACCATGCTGAAGATCAAGGGCGCACGTATCTCTGGACAGTCACAGCAGATTGAGGTGACGCAGGTGGTGGAGATCGAGGGAGCGCCGGGCATCGATGACATCAAAAAGATCGCCATGCCCATGCCCTTCAACCCCCCAAGCCCAGTCCTCTTCCAATTGATGGGCTTCTTGGAGAAGTCTGCCAAGGGCGTCATCACCACCGCTGAGGAAAAGATCGCTGACGTCAACGCCCAAGCCCCTGTAGGCACGACTCAAGCGCTTATCGAGCAGGGTGCGGCTGTATTTGCCGCCGTTCACGCTCGTTTGCACGACAGTCAAAGTCGTTTGCTGAAAATTTTGGGTAGATTGAATCGTTGGTACTTGGATGACCAGAAAAAGGGCGACATAGTCGAGGATTTGGAGATCACCAAAGAGGATTTCCGCAGAAATACCGACGTTGTACCTGTTTCTGACCCACATATCTTCTCTGAAACACAGCGCATGGCGCAGATTCAAGCTGTTATGCAGGTGATGGACAAGAATCCTGATTTGTTTAACAGAAAAGCCGTAATTGAGCGGTTCTTGAAGCAAATCAAGATACCTGCTGTGAATGAGTTGATGAAAAACGTGCCAGATCCTGAGAAACGTGACCCTGCCAACGAGAACGTGGCTATGGCTATTGGTCAAGCGGCATTTGCCTACATCGACCAAGACCATTTGGCGCACATACAGTCCCACTTGGACTTTGCCAAAGACCCAGTGTTGGGTGCAAACCCATTGATGGCTCCTGCCTTCATTCCGCAGGTCATGGAGCACTTAAAGCAACACTTGACCCTTTGGTATCTAAATCGCACAAACGGCTACGTAACCAAGGCTATGGGGCGTCCTATCGAGGAATACGACGACGAGGAGTTCACCTCTAAGATCGACAAGCTCTTTGCCGTGGCTTCTCAACACGTTAACTTGGATACGCAAACTGTGTTCCAAGGCATCCTGCCGATCATCCAACAGATGCAACAGCAACTTCAGCAGATGCAACCTACAGCGCCTTTGACGCCAGAGGCTAAGGTTTTGATGGATACCAGCATGGCAGAAACCCAACGTCGTGCCGCTAAGGATCAAGCAGACGTCCAATTGGCTATGAAGAAGCAACAAGATGCAATGGCAATAGCCCAAGAAGACAATCAGTTAAAGATGGCTATTGCACAAGGCGACAACGAAACCAAAGAAAAGATCGAATCTGCAAGATTGACCCGTGACACGGCAAAATTGCAAAACGAGCAGATGAAGACTGCACTTACTTTAACTAACCAAGGAAACCAAAATGGCTACCAGTGATCAAGAGCAAAAGAGCGAACTCGTTCCCCAACACAAGCGCATCGCTATGGGCGAGAAGCTAGATGGCACGAGCATGCAACCTAAAGGGGGCAACAATCAAAAACCAAAACAAGGAGGATTGGCACAGGCAAAGAAAAAATAAATGAACACGGTAGGAGATTTAATCGGTGCGTTGAAGTCTCGGCAGGCTGAAATAGCTACCTCACTCGCAAGCGGAAACGCTAGCACATGGGAGATATATCAACGCATGGTTGGCAACTTTTATGGATTACAAGAATCCATGGACATCTTAAACAAACTATTAAAGGATGAAGATGAAAATGAATGAACCCGAAGCTTTTGACCAAGCTGAAGTGGATTGGGCTTTTCCAGTCGTAGACCCGGGTGCAAGACCTCTTGGCGGACGCATTTTGGTGCAGTTACGTCGAACAAAGAAGAAGGCAACAAGCGCAGGGATCATCTTGGTTGAAGAAACTAAAGAGACCGAAAAGTGGAACAACATGGTTGCAAAGGTGCTGATGATCGGCCCCCTCGCCTTCAAGAATCGAGACACCATGGCTTCATGGCCTGAGGGCTCTTGGTGTTCAGTTGGCGACTACATACGTGTACCCAAGTGGGGCGGAGATCGATGGGAAGTCAAAGTTCCAAATGAGGACGACTTTGAAGACCCAGCATTGTTTATGGTTCTAAACGACCATGAAATCATTGCCACCGTGACTGGTAACCCATTAGCCATGAAAGCCTTCTTATGAGTACGGAAACACAAGAAAAACTGGATGACATCAAGGTCTCCGAAGAAAAAGATGGGTCAGTCATAGTTGACTTACCTGATCACCTTGCCCCTGACGACTCTGATGATGGAGATACAAGGGCTGAGACATCCCAAGCCGCTGGCGGAGAAGCTGGTGACGACGAGGATCATCCTGATGACACGGAGGCTATTCGAGCCGCTCGACGCAATCGTCGACGTGCCAAGAAGGAATACATTAAGCAAACCAATGTCGAAAAGGACATGTTGTTAAACAGCTTACGACGTGAGCGTCAAGAGCTTGTAGAACGCTTGTCTGTGTTAGAGCGCAAGACCCATTCCGCTGATTTGGCTCGTATTGACAAGGCTTTGGAGGACAAAGAACTTCGCTTGCAGTACGCCAAGATGAAGATGTCTGAGGCTACAAGCGCCAGCGATGGTGATGCGTTTGGCAAGGCGCAGGACATGTGGTACGAGACACGTCGAGAGATTGAGTCCATTCGTGCGCTCAAGGAGCAGGCGGCTCGAACTACCCAAAACCAACCCATTGAGGACAATCGTGAGATGCAACGCCATGCCGCCAAGTGGATGGATCGCAACTCGTGGTATGACCCAAATGGGGATGACGAGGACAGCCAAATTGCAAAAGTGATCGATCAGAAGCTTGTTAAAGAAGGTTGGAACCCAAGCACCGAAGAATATTGGGAAGAGCTTGATCGACGTGTTGCTAAACGTGCTCCCCACCGTTATACTGAAGGAAATGACGAGAGATCGACTCGTAGACCAAGGAGCGTTGTGACAAGTTCTGGGCGTGAAAACATCAACGGTAGTGGTGCAAAAAATACTTTTACTCTGTCACCAGAGCAAGTACGTGCCATGAAGGATGCGGGTTTCTGGGATAACTCAGAAAAGCGCAACAAGATGATTAAACGCTACGCACTCGAAGCACGACAAAACCAAGGATATAGGAGTTAATTATGGCAACAGAATCTCGTCTCAAAAAATCTCTCAACGCTGGTGGTCGGGAAAATAGATCTTCGCAAGATCTGCCTCGTGCCTCTGTCGATGAGAAGTTCGTCTCAGCACAGGAACGTCGCAAGATGTGGAGTGATGAGTGGACACAAAGCGCCCTGCCGAAGCTACCTGCAATTAAAGGGTGGCATCTTTGCTGGTTATCAACCACCAATAGTTACGACAGTTTGGATAAACGGATTCGACTTGGGTACGTGCCTGTGAAAGCAGAAGAGTTCCCCGGGTTTGACAATTACCGTGTAAAAGCTGGCGAACATGTTGGATTTGTCGCATGCAATGAAATGATCTTGTGCAAACTTCCTGAGGACGTTTACCAAGACATTATGTTGCAGATGCATCATGAAGCACCAATGGACGAAGCGGACAAAATCAAAGTCCAAATCGAACAGCTTCAAGGTAATCGTGACAGTTCAGGCAAAGCGCTTGGACAGGTTGAAGGTGAAGGATTCGGACAATTTGACCAATCCGTCCGTACGCCCGTCTTTTAATACGGGCAGGACAACCAAAAAAGGAGGAAGACTATGTCTTCAACTAACGCTCCGTTTGGCTTGCGTCCCGCTTTCCACCCATCAGGTCTGGATCGTGCTCAAGCGCTTGCCAACGGCATTCAAGCAGTATCTACCAGCGGTAACGTCTCCGCTGGCTACGCCACTACCATCCTGAAGGGTCAGCCCGTCAAGATGAACACTGGTGGTTACATCGTGGTTGCCGCCGCTGGTGACGCATTCCTCGGAGCCTTCTCAGGCGTCGAATGGACTGACTCCACTGGTCGTCGCCGTGTTTCAAACACTTGGCCTGCAAACGAGTCTTTCCTCGTTGGTTCTGTCGTTGCGTATTTCTACTCCGATCCCAACATCGTGTATGAAATTCAAACTGATGGCACTATTGCACAAACCTCTATTGGCGACGAAGCTGACTTGAGCAACACCACGGCTGGTTCTACCACCACTGGTTTGTCCCAAGCCACTTTGTCCACCACTTTGGCTGGATCAGGAAATAGCGCCCAAATGCGTATCGTTGACATAGGCCCCTATGCCGACAACGCTTGGGGTGATGACTATGTCATCGTTCGTGCAACCATCGCCGAGTACCAGTTCGCTGGTGCGGCAGGCACAGCAATCTAAGGAGGAGTAGACCATGGCCGCTCCAATGCGAAGTACCGACTTTCGTAGCATCGTCGAACCAATCTTGAATGAATGTTTCGATGGCGTCTACGATCAACGAACCGACGAATGGTCACGAGTTTTTCGTGAACAAGAAGGTATCCCCCGTAACTACCACGAAGAACCAGTCCTTTATGGATTTGGAGCCGCACCCCAGTTGCCTGACGGTACTCCTGTCAGCTACCAACAAGGTGGTGTTCTCTTCTTACAACGCTATGTGTACAACGTGTATGGCCTCGCCTTCGCATTGACCAAAGTGTTGGTTGAAGATGGCGACCATATTCGTATTGGTCAGGTTTATGCACGTCACTTGGCACAGTCTTTGATTGAAACCAAAGAAACTTTGTCAGCAAACGTGTTGAATCGTGCTTTCAATAGTTCGTACCCCGGTGGTGATGGCGTTCAGCTGAACTCCGCCTCACACCCCATCGTGAATGGTACTTTCAGCAACCTGTTGACCACTGCCGCCAACTTGAGCCAAACATCTCTCGAACAGATGTTGATTCAAATTCGCCAAGCTGTGGACAACAACGGCAAGAAGATTCGTTTGGTTCCACGTCAACTTGTAGTGGCTCCCGGCAACGTCTTCCAAGCCGAAGTTTTGTTGAAATCCGTTCTGCGCTCAGGCAACGCAAACAACGACATCAACCCTGTCAAATCCATCGGTCTGTTGGACGAAGGTGCGGCTGTGTTGTCTCGTTTGACCAATGCAAGCGCATGGTGGGTTCAGACCGACGCTCCCGAAGGCATGAAGCTTTTGATGCGTCGTAAGCTGGAGAAGACGATGGAAGGCGACTTTGAGACTGACTCTATGCGCTACAAAGCGACAGAGCGTTACCAAGTTGGTTTCACCGATCCTCGTGCGATGTACGGCACACCCGGCGTCTAAACCCAAGCGGGGGCTTCGGCTCCTGCGCTAATAAGGAGCAAGACAATGGCAAATTTACTGGTAACCCGTTTCCCAAATGGCGTGACAAACGTCGGGGAAGATTCACCGTTTGCTGATCTAACAATGCCAGCACCAACAAAGTTTCACACTTACTATGAAGATTTTGACTACTATGTAGCCGCAAATTGGA